GTGCCCCCATATGCCGGGAGCAAGCTTCTTAAGAGCAATCCCCATACCAGCCATTCCCAAAGATGTTGCTGCTGACTTTGCTTCTAACTTTTCGATCATGCCCGGTTTCTTCGGACGAATGACCTGCGTTCCACCTTCACCGACAAGGCTGTATTCCCCACCACTGCCAAATAATTCTGGGCCTCCTTCACCGACCAGATAATCACGTCCAGCCATGACAGGCCCGCCTTCCTGACGTGGTGTCGGCTTTGGCGTGTCCCACCATTTCTTGAAATAATCGTATATGTCGTGAATGACCTTGTTGGACTCTTCCTTCGTGTCCTGCGATTGACCCGGAGCAGACAGGCCACCCGGAAAATTTGCTCCCGGAAGAGACTGATAGGTTTTGCCGCTCTGCTTGCGGATTGCATCAAAAAAAGATTTCCGTCTTACCGGATCAGGTTCTGTAGCCGCTACTGCTCGCTCAGAAACTTCCGTCCAGATGTTGCTCCATCTGGCCTTCCAGACGCTGAGTTTTTTAAGGTAATCATCGATCACCGATATCGACGGTACCCAGAACTTCTGAGCATGCTCTAGGTTGTCATTCAGGATCGGCCACAGCGATGTCTCTATCCCGAAGAGAACTTCCAGTTGCGCCCTGTACCTGCCGCCTTCCGGATTGCGCATGTAATCATCACGGATAACCTGAAGCGCCTCCCAACGCTTTCCCTGATTGACCAGATTAAGCAGGTCAATCGCACCCTGCTGATTGTAGCGATAATATTGCTGAAAGAACGTGCTTGAAGTTTGCTTGGCTATGAGATCATCAAAGGTTTTTGCAAACTTGCCGAGCGTCTGATCTGCCTCAACACGATCTGCGCCAGCCCGCAAAAACTGGACCCTGACATCGTTAAGCGCCCTGACGGTGAATCCGGTATCTTGGGCAAAGTTTCTGGCCTGCGCCTGCGCTATCGCAAACTTTTCCAGTTCCTTGAAGACCTGTGACACCCCGAAAGCGATACTTGCTGGCCCCAGCAATCTGCTGCTGATGCCACCCAGAAGACCGCTCATGCCAGAAACAGACTCGGTCGTCTGTTTGACTCGTTCGTGCAGTTGGTACGTCTGCTGGGCGACCTTGCCGATAGCACCAGTGCCAGAGCTAGAAGCCTTGTCGAAAGTCTTGATGATGCCGTCCAAACTATCCTGAATGCCGCGCAGGACAGGCGTCATAGAGTCGCGCATCGATATTTCAAATTCGATCTTATTATCGTCTTCAGCCATCTGAGTCCGCTTCCGTTAACTCAATCAGCTTAGCTGTCCATGACAGGTGCCGTTTTATTTGCGACACCGGCATATCAATAAATTCTTGCGGGTTGATGTGGTAGTATTTCGCCAGCCTGTAGCAATCAAGGACGATGCCATCTACAGGTCCGGCATGAAAAAACTTGCAAGACTCCACGCCGCGCTATTCCAGTCGCGCGGGTGCATTTGTTTGATCGTTGACGGCGGCACACCGGCCAGTTGCGACATCATTGCCGACATGGCCTTGGCGTCGAACGTCATCTTCGGTACCTCGCCGCTGATGAAATCAATATTGACGGGGTTACCGCACCTCTCAATATCCCCGGCAGTTGGTTCGCGGAATTTCAATTCCTTAACTTCATCACCGTGCGCAATGACCGACTTGCGCAACGTTACGACAAGCTCTGCCGCAACAGCACCGTTGACCGGCTTGGCCTCTTGTTTGGCCTCTGGTTTTTGTCCCTCGTCAGCCATTGATTGTTATTCTCCCATTTTATGCCGCCTGTATTTCGTCGCAGCTAATGCCTTCCCACTTCACCCGCACCATGCCGTCGCGGGCGTTGATGGCAAGAGCAGACACACACCAGCCCTCGCGCAACACATAGACCGAACCATTAGCCAGTTCGGCAGTCACCGTGACGTTGGTCTGGGTGTCGAAGTCCTCGACCGCAAGTCCCGGCACAGTCGATACGTCTCCCTCGATTGAGGGAACGCGCGGCAGTTCTGAGTAGCCGTGAATGTAGTCTTGACCGGCGATCCCGGCTCGTTCGATCACTGATGGAGTGACCGTAAAGCTTCCCCTCAGAGGAAACTGCGCACCGTTGACCTTTAAGAAAGCTATCCTTTATCTTCACAACGAAACGCTACTTCGTTGTCGCCTTGCGGCTGCTGTGCATTCCTGCACAGAGGAGACTATATCATCACCCTTTTCAGGGGCTGGGCGCTTCGGGCCGCTTGGCCCTACTCCCTTTCGGGATAGTCGTTGCACCTTCGCTTTTCAGCGCTTGGCTCAGGATTAACCGTTCTGGTCGTCCCCTGAGTTCACCCAGATTCATTCGATACCGATCACTCGGTAAAGGGGCCAATTAACCCGCGATTCTTTGCGCCATACTTATTCTCCTGTTGCCATGTAGCGTCCGCGTGTATCGCGGGATTGCGGTCCACGTTTCCGCCAATTCTGGTTGCCGAGCCCTTTACCCATAGAGCCAATAGACGCAAGTTTTCTTCATGCAGCTATAACAGAATCGACCCCACGGTCGAATTGTAATCTGAATTGCGCGAGCACGGCAAAGATCCGAAGTTGGTTGAGAAGATCCGGTGGATAAAGACAATTAATTCTGTTCGGATCATTTGGATCGCGTTCAACAATCAAGTTCGCCTTGAACGCTTTTCCATTCTCCACCAGTCCGTTGAACTCATCGATGCGATACTGGGCAACCAGTTCTGCCTTGATGATGTTCGGTGTAACGATTGCCTGTCCGGCACCGAAGCGCGTCCCATCATCCGCCAGCTTGTGACGCGGGAATTTACTGGTGATGGCTTGCCTTTGATTGCGCAACAGCTTGGTCAGTGTTGCAAGCGTCGTGCAAAGTTCATATGCATCGTCAGAATTTCCGTATAGGTTCTTGGTGTAAGTGGTGGATTCCCTCATGATGACCGGCACCGTTGTCATCGTGCGTTGCGTTGCCAGACCGCCATACGCCTGAGCATTTAACTCCGACAACAGGAAGCGATTCTGCCCCTGCGCCGGTAGGCAGCCGTCAAGTGACAACGTCTGCAACGGTCGCGCCGGATCGTTAAGCAATGCCCGCGCAGCCTTTGCACAATATGCCGCCGCCCATTGATAGGACGGTGTCGGGCTGGCAGCCTCAACCGCCATAACCGACATCTGTGCGCTATTACGTGTCGCAGCGAACGTCAAAAGATTGGCGTGGGTGTCACTCTTGGCATTGAATATCTGACCATAGTGCTGCCGGATAAAGCCCCACCGACCGGTGTCCGAGAATCCAAACTCAGTTTCCCACGCCAGCATCGAAGTCGAATCAACGAACGGCATGCAGACGTAATCGACTTCCGTTTCACCAAGGTTGCTGATGGCGGTAGTGAAGATCGGATCGCCGGTACCGTTGATCGGTTGCGTGAATGTCAACGCCACACCCGGAGGCAGTTGTTCGCCACCGACCGTACCGTAGTAGCTGTGCATCAGGCTGATCTCGTTACCGAGAGTGCCCTTCCACTTGCCAGTAACCGTAACCGTACCGGTCGCGGCGACTGCCGTAACCGGCAAATCCTTGTTGTTAGTGATCGCCGTGACAATAGATGTAGCAATAACACCAACAGCATCCCCTGCCGACACCGGCACCGGTACAAGCATTCCGGCAATATAGAGAGCAATCGTACCAGACCCTGTTGCTGGCGATGCAACAACAATCGTTCCAGTTGCTGCTGCACCGGCAGGCTCGGCCACTGGAAGACCCCACACTTCATTGGCAAAGTTGTTGGCATAGAAGGTGCGGAACATCATGGCCAGCATCGAGCCCTGACCAAACAACGCATCGGCTTGCGCCTGTGACGCTACCGGCACCGGCACATTGACCACCGCAGTCGCGCCTGTGGTGTTCATGATGCCGACAAGCAGTGAACGTCCGGCGAAACCCGGAAGCCCAGCTTTTGATGGGTCAAGCTCCACCCAATAAAGTGGCCCTGTATCTTCACAACGAAACGCTACCTTCGTTGCCGCTTTTTAAAGCTGCTGCATATTCCTATGCAGAGGAGACTATATCATCACCCTTTTTCGGAGGGGTCGGGCGCTTCGGGCCGCTTGGCCCTACGAGCTTTCGCTCTAGTCGTTGCACCTTCGTCTTTCGACGCTTGGCTCAGGATTGTCCGGTCTGGAGTTTCCCTGAGTTCACCCGATTTATTCAATGTCGATTTCTCGACAAGGGGACTTAAACTTTAATCCGCCAATTTTGGGGAATATGCGAAAAAGAGATAGGCATTTAGTCCTCCTTTGTTTTTCTGCGGAAGCATGTCTCATCATACAACCAATAGACAACCCAGTCGCTCATCCGTCCTTCTTAGCACCTTTCTTCGCCGCTTCCTGTGGCTGCTGCTGCTCCTCAGCCGTCACAGCGCCATCGGTAATTTGCCGATACGTAAAGCTGTCGTCAGGCCATTCGGCTGTCCCATCTTCGCGGAATGCCCCACCTGTCGGATGCTTCAGGACTTTACGGATGTCATCATTCTTCGCTCTGACTTTCATGGCTCTACCTCGATATCCCATTCCGCTGTTGTTTGTTGCACTTCGGCAGGATCACTGCCTGCCGGGTATCGTGTTTCCAGATGCACTTTCTTGAGATCATCTTCGATCACTGGCGGGAAATCGAGAGTGCCAAGATCGCACGTCAGCGTGAAACGCAATTCAGCAACCGGGATAGCATTATCGGCACCAGCATTACCGAATTGATGAGTACGATTGCCGCGCGTAAATCCCTGTATGGCAACCTCACCGGGTCGGCCTACATTCTTCCAGTTATACAATGTTGGATCGGTAAACATGCCGACTGTCAGAACTTTCCAAGCTTGATCTAGCGTGTACTCGGCAGCAATGGCATTGTTGTTCTGCACAATAACCGATAGACCATACAAAGCTGACGAACGAAACCGTACTTCACCGGCATTCGTATCACCATCCGGTGTTAGGTCTTCGTTGATAAAATACACCCCGGCAAATGGAATCTTTACCGGATCGATGACTGTTGACTTGTTGGTATCGAAATTAAATCCACTGAAGAACGGCATTGCCTTCATACGAGCAACGATCTTGTCACGCACAATGATTGCTTCGGTACTGGCACTTCCTCCCATAGACACCCCACTAGCCTTGCCGCTGCCAGTGCTTTTGCCTTGGGTGTCTGTCATGGTTTGGCCGGTACGATATGCCGTAGCGTCAGTGTCGTTTCACCGCCGCCGTTTGGGTCCGCATCAATAATCTCAAAAGGCCCCTGCGCCGGGATACCAGAGACATCGGCTGGAACGTCAACCCTGTCGCCCTGCCTCGGCATCACGACATACTCAGCATCGCGGATATCAAGCACAACCCGCGTCTCCGAGATGATCGATCCGTCTTCTGCCTGCACATCGATAGGGTCGATGTCCATGATGCCGCGACCAGAAAACGCTCCAGACCCATCCTTCGGCGTAAACGTTACCTGACGACCGAACACGTTCTGCGCGTGGACGTAGACCATCTCGGAATAATTAATAGCCATCACGCTGCCTCTTCTTCAGCAACTTCCTGAACTCGCGTCTGGTCAGCAACCGGCGCAGCTTCCGTTTCTTGCGCCGTCGCAATACCTCGCGACCGGGCCGTTTGCCACGATACTGCAACTGTGCGTCGATGTATTCCAGCCGTCCCGGCACCCAGCGCCCGCGCTCATCGCGTGGCTGCGAACGCCAATCATGATGCCACCGATTGTCCAGCCAGTCCTGCCGCGATGCCGCCCAGCTACTGGCTTGCCAGCTACCGGGCCGGTATCGACGTACACGTTTGGCTCTGGCTTCAAAAAGACCACCGATCTTGCGGATGGTCGTGGCATACGGGGACGGAGCAGGCTTGAGGCTATTAAGAAACTGTGTCCGTGTCCGGTCGAACTCGCTCTGACCACTCGTTGCCACTGCTTGTGAAATACGCTGGGCAACACCAAGTGGCCCGCCGATGTAGCCCATAATCAGGTCTTCACCGAGACTCTGAAGTTTTTTGACAAGAACTTTGCCAACTATCTGATCCAGAGCACCGTCACCGCTCACCATCTTCTGCGCCAAGTCACTGACAGCATTGATGCTGAATACACTCATCACACTTCCCAGCGTGTGAAGCGCTCCAGCAGTGCTTTCATCGAACGTGTCGCCGCCGATCCACCACCGCTACTTCCGCCGCTGACAGCTTTCAGCGCAGCGTTTGGATCGAAATAGATCACACGGCTTTCTTTGTGACCGATCATTCGCACTGTGGCATCGCCGCGCAGCGCAGCGTAGTAGGCTTCACGCGCAGCCAGCACTGCTGCCTGCCGCAATGCCGGTGGCGACTCAAACGGCAGTTCGTAGCCACCTGTATAAGTGATGACAGTCGGATCAGCGAACGTGCCGGACAA